AATAAATTGAAATAAACATAAATCTCTCGGTAATACATATCCAAACCTATAATTATGGACGAACTATCAATCGCACAAGCGAAAATCAACCAACTCACCCGCAGGATTGAAGAACTGGAAGAAATCCTACGGGAAGCACGCCTCCACGCCCTCGACCAGCAAACCGAATACGATTTATTAGAACAGGAAAGCACTAATAAATGCTTCTGCCAAAAGTGCGAGGAATACCTACACGAGCGATACTGTGCCGATTGTTATGCGGAGATGGTAAGCGAAAACGAGGACGACGACAGCGAAGAAGATGACGACACTCAACCGAACAGTCCCGCGTCCAAAATTATCCAAGATTAAAAAATACGATGATATTATCATTTCAATTGAAATCAAAAAAAATTGAAATGGATTTTCACATTCTAGCAGAATACAGTCATTCAAGATACATATATGTCGTCGTCAATCGCAGTTCAGTTCCCTTTCCCCAAGCACCGTGGAGAGTGTGGGGTAAGAGACGGTCATCTATTCTTCCCCTTCTTTCGTATGGGGTGCTGTGGAGATGAAACGATGGTGGTGAAAACCACGCAACTCACAGTTCCAGAGCAAATCAACAAGGCGTTTTTCAGGAAAATCGCAAAACTCCTTGAAATAACACCCCGTTTCGACTGGGATTGGAGCAGTTTTCGCCGAAATATCCTCGCCCCGAATAGGGCACACATTCAAGAGATTTTCGGCGAGTTCTTCACGAAGAGGATTATGGAAGACCTCTTCGTCGTCCTAAACAACTGGGACAAAATCTCTCCAGAAGACGAAATGGAAGCACAAGAAGCAGGCGTCATCCTCGTTTCGCACAGGACATTCTTCACCGAGAAGGAGGTTGAGTATTAATCGAAAAACAAGAGACAGGGGGGTCTCTTTTTTTTCATACATAGAAACGAATTAATAATAAAAACAAAACTCAAATCTCATATATAAGTCAAAATGGCGAGTATTCCTTCAAATGGTTATGCCGAAGTTATGGCAGGAACAAATAACTACTCTGGAAGCAATTCGTATGATGGTAGTTGCCCTCGCACAGCAATCCCCCCCGTCATCGGCAATGACCTCTGTAATAAAACTTATGTCGATACGGTGGTAGGCACAGGATTGACCGATAAGGGGTCTCTTTTAACTGGTAATGGAACGACGGAGGTAATTTTCGACCAAAATCCATATCAAACAGCACTAGTTACCACTACTGTTTATAACTGGAATAGTCTCGTGGTGGGGGCGTCCAAGACATTTACAACCACATTTCCAACATTAATACCGCTCGGGTCAGGCATAACTATAACTTATTCTGGAACTGATAATATCAAGGGTAATGTTACCGCTGTCGTTGGTAATACCATCACCCTCACAATAACATCATTCTCATCAGCAGTATATACGAACACCACTCTTTGGAGTGCCCCAGGCGATTTCTCCCTTACACCCGATAACGAGGCATTTCCAGATGCTCAACCACTTCTCGGTATCAGTCCTTTTCCAACAACCACAAGTAGTATTGTAATTACTTCGGGGCAAACATATTTACAGTCTAATCCATCACAAACCGTAAATGTCAAAATCAAATCAACCATTTCGGCAACTACACTTGGCACTTCGTTGCCATTTTCAACCGTAGTAGAACCTGTCCCCGTTCCTGCTAGTCTTGTTGGGTTTGCTTTTACAGATGGCGTTTTTGTGGCACAAAATGATGTTATCGTGGCGGAGTTTGATAGCACCACTCCTCCATCCTTTATTGGTGGCACATTTTGGTTAAATGCCTTAAATGTAAATTATTATACTGGACAACTCACTGGTTATACCCTTGCGTATTCAACTGGGTCTATCGTCATCGATGACGATATTTGCCTTATCGCTGATGCTCTTTCCTCAACTGGACTGGCGTGGGGTGTTATTAATGCGGCGGCGGTAGGTGCTGTAACTAGCGTCAGCGGTGGAACCAACATTGTAATGAGTGGAACGGTTCCAGCACCCGTCGTCAATCTTCGAGACCCCCTTACATCACGATTAAATATGGGAACTCAATCTCTCCGTGATAGTGCTGGTTCAAACGGGAGTGCGGGACAAGTCCTAACCGCAGGTGCGGGTGGGTCTCAAACCCTTTGGACTGCGGGGGGGACGGTAACTGATACAAACACGAATGCGACATACTACCCTACCTTCGTTGCTGGTTCAGGAACACAAGCACTTCTCGCTGATATTGCTACTGGACCGTTCAGTATTAATCCTAACAACGGTAATATTAACCTTTCTGATACAATCAAAATAAATCAAACCCAAGTCTCACTAGGCAAGGGAGCAGGAACAGGAGCGAATACGGGGTGCGTAGCAATAGGACAAGCAGCGGGTCCGAACCAGAATGTTGATGCCATCGCAATTGGAAGAGGGGCGGGAGGAGGGACACAGGGCGTTGATAGTGTGGCAATTGGACGAGCGGCGTCATCAACCAATCAGGGCACGGGATGCGTGGCAATTGGACTTGCGGCGGGTCAAACCACTCAGGGCAACAACGCAGTCGCGATAGGTGGTTCTGCGGCACAGAATGTCGGGCAGGGGCAAAACTGCGTAGCGATTGGATATTCAGCAGGGCGAGGATTGGCGGGTGGTTTTCAACAGGCAAACTCAGTCGCAATTGGGGCATTTGCGGGGGAGGGAAACCAAGCACCTCGCTCGATTATTATTAATGCGACAGGGGCAGCACTGAACAACAACTTCGGGAACGATTGCTGTTTTATAAAACCCCTTCGCGGTGTTGCTTATGGTATTGGAGTAAGTCGAGTGGTCTATGACGCTGGGACTGGCGAACTGACTTATTCTACAACTTAAAAATGAATTAATAATAAAAACAAAACATCAAATCTTATTATAAATTAAATGGCGAGTATTCCTTCTAATGGGTATGCGGAAGTTATGTCTGGAACGAATAACTACTCTGGTTCTAATTCTTATGATGGTAGTTGCCCTCGCACAGCAATCCCGCCAGTCCTCGGCGACGACCTCTGTAATAAAACATATGTCGATGCGGGTGGGTTGAGCGTAACTGATACAAACACCAACGCCACATACTACCCTACCTTCGTCGCTGGTTCTGGAATACAAGCACTTCTCGCTGATGTTTCTACTGGACCGTTCAGTATTAATCCCAATAACGGCAATATTAATCTTGCTGATACAATAAAAATAAGTCAAACCCAAGTATCACTAGGCAAGGGAGCGGCGACAACAAATCAGGCAACTGGTTCGGTAGCAATCGGAACTGCGGCAGGACAACTCAATCAACCTGTCAATTCAGTCGCGATTGGGTTAAATGCGGGACTGAATGGGGCGGGGGGAGCGGCGTATGGTTACAATGTCGCCATCGGTGCTGAAGCAGGGCGAGGAGTGTCGGCAGTTCAAGGGGCGGCATCAGTCGCCATCGGGGCATTTGCGGGGCAAAACTCAAACCACTTACGCTCGATTATTATTAATGGGACAGGGGTAGCACTTGACAACCCCGCAACACCAGACGCTTTTTTTGTAAAACCAATTCGCGGTGTTGCTTTGGGTGTTGGAGTAGGGCGAATGTATTATACCCCTGTAACTGGCGAAATAACTTATTCTACAACTTAATCCGCTAATCGCGGATTTCTATGGCATCCGCCACAATCTCATCATAACTCATCCCCATCGTGTTATGGATTTTCTTCATTCCATTTTGAAACTCCGAGAGGTTCATATTGTCCTCCATCAGGCACAACACCCGCCAGACGCAAAACGCACCGCAGGTATTCACATTATTCCGCTTCTCCTGAAAATCCATCTTGTTATATATAACATCAAATCCAGTCGTCTTCGCCTCATTCAGGAGGTCTTCCAGATAATTATGTGTCGCATCTACGACGGCATTCTCTTCTGGTGAGTTCCATTCGAGAGGTGAGTTCGGTGAATACGGTGATGACCCGTAGGGGCAGAAAAACTCTATTGTGTTTTCGTATCGCAATACCGCCACCCAGTGACCGTTTTGAGGGGTGTGTTCGTATAGTAGGATAAAATAATCTCTCGGTTTTCGCAGTATCGCTTGGATTGTGGGGTATCCCTTCAATTCGCGAAACATAAGTATTTTCGCGGAGGGCAAATACACTTCCAAGTCGCTGTCGCTCATCGGTTCAGTTATAATTTGACGCAGTTTAGGTTTGTCCTGTGCGGAACCGAATACACCTCCTACTTCCATATTCTATCGTTTATATATACCCTTCTACTTTGTTTTTATTCTGTATCACATCTACGATATTTGGCATTTTCGCAAAATCAACGAAATTATATATAAAAACAAAGTTATACTATAATTCATAAAATCGAAACAAAATGTCTCTTAACGCGTTAGGCACAACCCAACTCGCCCTGAAGGCATCATCCTCGCTTGTTGCTCCAATCCATAGTTTTACCTCTGGTAATTATGCTGGTTTGAGTAGTTCCGCTTTTGATGTTATTGTCGGCACAGGCACTACCGCAGCAACAGGTTCCCTCGTTATCTCCCTTTCTGTCGCTGATATTCCATCCGCCACTGTTGCTGGAAACTGTATCGTTCAAGCATATCAACGCGGTATCACCGCCTCCAACGCAGTTAAGGTTGTCGGTGTTGTCAATTTTGTCGCTGGACCACCCGCATCCGCCAACTTGACGCTGGAAGTTCAGTCCGCCGTTGGTGTTCTCGTCGCCGCCGCACAGACTATCAGTTATACCATCTATATCCCTCGTAATGTGTAATTGCGTGGATAATGGGTTTAAACCGAATTTACTCTATATTATACAAATCAATTCGTTAGTATAATATGGCACCCAAACCCTACACGAAGACCCCATTTATGGAGGAGTTAGATAAAAAGATGACTGAATATGGTTTAACTACATCAAGTAAAATGACCTACCTCCGCGTGATTGAATATCTCTCGGGAAAACCTGTGGAGGACTTGTCGTTCTTTCTGGACGGCGATGAGATTGAAAAGAAACTGGAATGTCTCAAACCGAATACTCGGCGTGTGTATTATACGAGTATTCATTCGGCACTCAAACTCACATACCCAATACCGACCGAACCAGAGGGCGAGATGATTAAAATCTACCACCGTAAAATGATGCGTATCGCTCACGAGCAAGCAGCAATCAGCAACAAGAAATCCAAATCACAAGAGGAAAACTGGTTAGAATGGGAGGATGTGGTCGATAAATGGGATGAAATGAAAAAGGACTACGACCATCTCAAATCTCTCGGCGATGGTATTTCATACGACTACGAATATACATTTTTACTCCATTTCGTTGTGCTGACGCTTTATGTGAAACTCATTCCACGGAGGAATGCTGATTACCTCTGGATGGTCGTCTCACAGAAATGCCCTGAAATTATCGACCCCGAAATAAATTACCTCATTCTCGATGATAAAAAGTTCATATTCAACAAGTATAAAACCGCACAGAATTACGGCACGGCAGAGGTGAGTATTCCAGAAGAAGTTATGGATATTTTTTGGTTCTATATATTCTCTCGGGAGTGGAATTCGGGTTCTCTGCCAACCATCAGCAACGACTTGAAAAAAGGCAAGACAATACCGTTCCTCCGTATGTCGAACGGCAATCCGTTTCACGAGGGCAATTCTATAACTCGTCATCTCAATAAGATTTTTAGACCGAAAAAAATAGGTTGCTGTATGCTCCGCACGATATTCGCAACCGAAATGCTCCTTGACGACCAAGAAAAGTCGAAGGCACTAGCGACTGCTATGGGGCATTCCGTATCAACCCAGCAAAACACCTATGTAAAGCAGTCGCAGTCGCAGTAGTCTTATATTTCGTGCCCTTTCACGATGTAGGCACGCACCGCTTTCAACATCCATTCCTCGACTTCGGCAATCACGACCCTCAACACAAACATAGCACCGCCATCACCACCGCGAATAGCACCTGTGATACCCATCTCATCCATTATATCCCTTTGGTAAATCGCCACCTGCTCGTCGCTGAATGGGTAGTCAAGGCATCTTGACCTTTCTTCATCCTCAAAGAGGACTGGATTTTCGTAATTGTCGATTTGCTCGAACATCTCCGTAAGGTCGCCCTCTTCGTCAAGAAAGTTCAACATCTTATACCGCATTTCACTTTCGGTTGCTGGTATGTCATCACCCCCACACACCTCCTCATCAATACAATCCCTCCACGCCCCCCCAATTATCCTCTCCCTTCTCACCTCCGCCAACCACCTTTCGGTGTATTGTTCCATCTCCGCGTCCGTCGGGCAAAACTCCCGTATGTTCTTCTGTATATCCGCTTCGAGTTTTGTGCGAAACTCCTCTGTCTTTCGCACAAATCCGTTGAATAATTGTTTCGCCATCGTATCGTATCGTGTGTATCTAAACGCGTGTTATCTGCCGATATGTTGAAAATCCATTTCAATTTTTTCTGGAATGTGTGGGATTTCGCAAATCATCAATTTATTCGATGAACCGCCGACCGCCCGTCATTTCATTCGGATAATTCTCTATCATAAACTTCTTCACGACCCTCGCCGCCTCCTCCTCATTCTCGAAATGCCCGAGAAAATGGTTGAAGGTTTCGTGTGGATTGTGATTGATGGTGGTTTGGACGGATGCCGCCCATTTTTTCATATTCGCCGCCCACCGCACGCTCCAATACTTTTTGTTGGATTTCGCATTATTCGAGTTTTGTCGCTGGTCGCACCAGCGAAGGTTGCGATAATCATTATTCAGTTTATTTCCGTCGATGTGGTCGATGACCTTGTGATGAGGATTGCTGTTCGGTATAAAGACTTTTCCCACGAGGCGATGGACGAGCATCAAGGTTTCATTATTCGGTTTCTCCTTTGTCGGTGGTCGCCCAAAACCAGAGTTAGGTCTAATCAAATTACCACTCGCGTCCATACTTCGTTTCAGCGATACACACATATAGTTATTGGAAGCACAGTAGTAGGATTTCATAATTTTATTGAACTTTAAGTTTTTTACTTGTCCCAAGCGATTAATAGCATAATTGTCCTTTCTCACGCCAAATCTCTCGTCAATCACAACCCACTCCGTCAAATACGACGGCAACGCAGGGGCGGGAGCGGGGGCAGGAGCGGGGGCAGGAGCGGGGGCAGGAGCGGGGGCGACGCACAGCATATTCCCAGCACAGTCCATTACCATCGTCGGTAATGTAGATACACGAAAAAAAGAGTTGATGAGTGATTGTGTAATCATTTGGATAATCATCATACTCATTTTCTTTTTAAACCCTTATTATCCACTTTTTTACTTCACTTCTTCTTCCTCCTCCACTTTGGGTTTCCACCCCCCCTTGATGAGGTCTGCTTGTTTCATTTCGCGAACCCGCATCCACTTCAACTTACCGTATTCTTCACCGAAGCATTCGTCGTAGAATGCTTGTTCGACCGCTCCGTGATAACTTGTCTGTGCGGAAGGCACATCCGCAAGGTGGCGGGGCACTTTCCAAAGGGTTAGGTCGTTGTCTTGAACCGACCAGTAGTGGTCGAACGAAGCGTCGTCCGTATTGATGTCGCAGTCAGGGGCGGGGCGGGTGTGGCAGTAGTATCCTGCTTCTTGTTGAAGGAGCACTTTTCTTTTGAGTTCTTCGTTTTCTTCGCGGAGGCGACGCGTTTTGTCGTAGTTCTCGCGTGCGATTTGGCAGATGGTATCACAGGTGTTTTGGCAGTGTTCCTGCCCGAGTGCTTGGAGGCGTTCGATTTCTTCCTGTTGTCGCTTCTTGTCCGCAAGCAGTTCTCGAACCTGCTTGGTGTGATAGTTGAATGCTCCCATCAAATCAATTGAAGCACAATTATAGACTTGGTATCCTTCATTCTCTAAGAGTTCCTTTGCCTGATTGATTTGTTCGCTCATCTTCTTGATTTGTTCGCTAGTAGTTGCCATTGTGATTGAGTTGCGTGTATTCTGCTGGTAGGAGTAAAAACATTTCAATTTTTTTTGGATTGTGTGGGAAATGGGACATCATAGGATTTCCTCCGCCGCCGTCGCCGCCCCGTCGCCCCGAGCATACCACCCCGTCGGTCGCCGAGTAGTTTGG